TGTATTACACCAATAACTTCTCCTGTATCTTCACATGCTGCCCAATCATCTGGATCTAAAACAAAAAATTCAAATTTACCTTCTGCCAAATTTTTACAAGGCCAAAAAGTTTCTTTACCTCTGATAATTGCAAGCAAACCACAAGCTTCTTCAGGTGCTTGTTTTTTTGCATATTTTTTAAAAGATTCTTTCCAGGACATTTTAAGCATTTACAAAAGTTCCTACACCAGCAAAATCGGCTCTTGTAACAAGTTTTTTTGGTGCCGCAACACCAAACAAATCAAAAGACCCTACCATCTCAAACTGCACAATATTTCTATTTTCGATTGTTTTTCTTTCAATAAAATATACTTCTCTTGGAAGTTCGGCTGTCGGATCAACAGAACCTTGTTTGTAAGGATTTACATTTGATGGAAAATTTACTTCATCTAAAAATCTTGCTAGTGTGCGTCTGCGTGTAACTTTTGCTCCTGCAAGATCAGAAAAGGCAGTTGTTTGATTTGTAAGTTGAAGAATGGCAGTTATACTTCCTAATAAATTTGAAAAAGTTATTGTAGGTCTTGGTAATTTACCTTTACGACTATATTTAAAACCCTCTGCCTTTACAGGGATTCTCGTATATGTATTTGATTGCCATACAATATCAAGACTATCTTTCATATTATTACCAGCATGAAAAAGATATACAGTTGGTGTTGTTGGAGTTTCGTGTGAATTAAATGAAACATTACCACTTGTTGATTGAGAAACAGTAGCTGTTACTGTAAATTCATTTGTAGATTCGGTTTGAATTGTATATATATCATCACTAGCATTTCCAGACGTAAAGTTAAGAACAACTATTGTACCGACAGGCATACCGTGACCAGTTGCACTTATAGTGATTGTAGTACCACTCTGCGAATATGTACCAGATTGAGCCGTTGCTTTAAAATGAACATTAGCCTTTAATTCAACAGAATATAACTCAATAATTGATTTGTTAGTAAGTTGTTGAAGTTCAGTTGTAGGATTTGACATTTACGGTTCAAAGACCTCCCTAAAAGTTGTGCTTATTATTGCTCTGTTGTTGTAAGGTATTGTTTTTGTCCAAGTATCACAAACATATTGACCAGCCCCAGAAAGAGTTATTGATACATTTCCACTATTAGTTGCAGAACTAGCAGCCGTTACAGTAAAAGTGTCTGAATCAGCAGATGAAGCTACAGCAAAAGTGCCATCAGTAGCAGATCCAGAGGTATAATCAATTGTCAAAATATCACCTATTGCAACACCATGCGAGGTGATAGTGATAGTAACAGTGGTTCCGCTTTGTGAATATGTACCTGTTTTTGTAAAGCCTTCCGCTGGTGGTGTAAAGGTAAAACTTGCCTGATCGTTGACTCTACTTCTTAAAAATGCTTCTATGGTATCTGCATCAGTCTCAGACACGTTAAAAGTTAGATCATATACTTTTGGATCTTGAGATAAAGGCAGCCCATATAAAGCCCTAAATTCATACCCATCACCAAGCCTAGAGACCCTTACTTTTGGTTTACTTGTTTTTCTCATCCCATATGTGGGAGTTATTGATGGAAATGTAGCCATTATCTATTTAATAAACCCCCTGCCCTTTGTTCATCAATTATAGTTGCTTGCACAACACTGGCAATAAGACCTCCAAGCTGATCTGCTTCAGATCCACTTCCTTGAACAGAGGTTCCAGAGGCATCAACATTTACAGTAATCATATTATTTGTTGTACCGCCTCCACCGATTGCATTGTTTGGAATAATATTGCCACCTCTTGAACCCATTTGTAAAATCTCAGGGCCTTTTTCACCAACTAGAAATGCACCACCAGCAGTTACAGGGCCACCATTTGCTCTTTTACCGACAAAAAGATTACCCAAAAATCCACCAATCTTACCTCCTATGCCAGCCACAGCCCTTTGAATAGCCACTTCAATAAGTTTTCTTTTAAGATCATTTAGTACGCTAATTGCAGCTTGGGCTAATGTTTTTGTTCCCATAACAGCATCAGTAAGGTTAGAAACAATACCCTCTTCAACACTTTTACCAATTTCCATATATTTTTCTCTTAATTTATCTGCTTGTTCTTTTAGTTTTTTGTCTTTATCTATAGCCTCTTGTTTTAATTTATTTGTTTTTTCAAGTTCTGCATTTTCTTGAATAATAGTATCTAATCTTTTTTTAATAGGTATCATTTGCTCTCGCAATAAAGCAAGCCTTCTTTCTGCCGCTGCAATAGTTCTTTTATCATTTGATCTATTTATGATGGCAATTTCTTTTGCCATTTTTATTCCAAGATCTGCTTCAAGTGCTTCTAGTTGTGCTTTTTCACCTTCTTTTATTGCTTCAGTTACTTTATTTTGTTCTTCTTTTTGTTTAATTAATTGTGTAACTATAGCTCCGATTCCTGTTGCAACAGCAACAAATGGAATTGCATTAAGAGCTATGGTAAGAACTCCTCCAGCGGCTGCAACTTTAATTAAACCAGCTGCTACTATTGGTGAAAGTACAGCAACACCTTTTGCTGCAACTGCAATCGCTGAAAATATTGCCGCAGTTTTAGCTATTGGGGAATTTGCAAAATTAGTAGCTGCAATAGTTAGTTCTGTCAAACCTTTGATTACTGGAAGAACTGCTGGTTGCAATAAATCACCAAATGCTCTTGATAAATTTTCTGTTTCATTAGAAAGATTTTTAAATACTTGTGTGGGATCGTTTTCAATTAAAGCTCTTAATGAAGCTCCACCATCAGACTCAATTTTTCGTAATGCTCTTAAAACAACCTCACTTGTCAATTTGCCTTCCGCAGCAAATTTTTTAAGTTGTCCAACATTTACGTCTAATTCATCTGCTATGGGTGCAAGTAATGTTGGTATTTGTTCAGATATACTTCTAAATTCATCACCAGCAAGCCTTCCTGATCCAAGAGCCTGTGCTAACTGTCTAAAAGCATTGGAAGCTTCTATAGTTGATGCACCAGCTAATTTGGCAGCAGTATTAAATCCAAAGAAAGTACTTTTAATATCTTCAACTCCAACATTTAAAGGAGCTAATCTAGCTGTTATATCTGTAATTCCTTCAAGAGCTTCAGTTGCACTTAATCCAAATGCTTTCTGAGCATCAGCAGCTATTTGTTGTGATCTAGCAAAAGTCCCAGATGCTTTTGTCAAAAGTCCTAATCTAACATTAAGTTTTTCAAAATTAGTTGATGTTCTTATTGCATTTCTAGCTAAGACAGTAAGACCTATTCCACCAAGTGCAGTCCTAAGACCACCAAAAGCAGACTGTAATTTATTTGTTTGAGCCTGAACTCCATTTAATGCTCTAGTAGCACCACTGGCATCAACTCTTAGTCTTACTACTGCCTCTGCCACAGATAAAAAAAGCCTTTATTATATATTACCTTGAATTGTGTTTTTGTCGTTGTGCTGCTTTTTTTTCTTCGTCAAATTTATTTTCATAATATCCAGCCCAATATATCAACTCTTCCTGAGAAATAGATTTTCTTAACTCTTGTATTGTTTTTCCTAATTCTGTTGCGAGAAAAAACTCAAAATTTAACCAGTTATCCCGCCTTAATCGTTTTTTGCTGTATTTATATCAAGCTTTATATCAAACAAGAATAACTCTATCTCATTCAAAACATTTTCTGGCAATTCTCTTTGAAGGTTTGGTGCATCTGCAAGAGCAAAAGCCTTTGTGCCATCCTCTAGCTCTGCCATCTGGCAAAGAAGTTGAGTTGACACTGCAAGTGCTTCATCAGTACCAGCTACACTTTGCGCTTTTTGTCTATCAAATCTTGTTAATGGCTTGAAATATAAATCAACTACCTTTTCCCCTTTAGCATTTTTAAACTCATACTTTCTCCTAGTGGACATTTGATCCCCATAGGACTCAGTAATGAGATCAATAGTTCTTTTGTTTGGCATAAATTAAGTGCGAAGTATTTTTAATTTACTATATATCTGAAGTTATTGCACCTGAAGTCTGGAAGGTAATATTAATTTCTTGGATTTCGCCAAGTGTTGCTCCATATTCTGCATTAGTAATTATTCCAGAAAAGCCAAACTTTTTAGAACTTGCTGAACTATCTGGGAACAATTCAAACAAAGCGTCAGCAGCATCACCAGTTGTTAATACATCTTCAACAAATGCTAAATAATCTGAGTTTCCAGCATTGTCATAAATAAGTGTTGCTGAACCCTCTCCAGAAATAAGGCCACCAACAAAAGTTTTTGAGGTATCACCTTGGACTGTGGTTTCCTGAGTATCTTTAGTAATTGATAAAGACCAATTTCTAAGACCTGAAATATCAGCTTCTGTTCCAGCAGCGTTATGGAACATTATTTTACCGACATCACCTTTAAGGGCAGCCATAACAAAAAAAAGAAAGATTTATAAATATATTAACTCTTTTCAGTCTTTTTTACATCTTTTTTTGAATTTTGTTGACTCTCCATATATCTTTTGCAGTTAGGATCCCACATTCTAGAATCTCTTACACCTTTTACAGCTTCGATAGCATCAAGCATTTCTTCAGTAATTTCAAGTTTTGGCATGATTAGAGATCCTCGTAAATGTTAAAAGTAATTCTAATTTGTGTTTGAAACTTACCTTCTGGACTTGATGTAAGTATTTCAGGCCCTACAGGTGAATCAAAAATTACATTAGATACAGTCACTCTATTGTATAAGTCTCTTAGCCTTTTGCAAATTGTGAAGTTAGACCCTGCCCCCAAACCTTCCTCTGTAAATACATTTAATAAAACTAGACCAACAACATTATTATCTGAATCAGTTGTTCCTCCCATTGTTAGATATTCACCTGCACCAAAGCTTGTAATACACTGAACAAAAGTATCCTCTGCTGTAGAGTCAAAGGTCATATTGTTAAATACAACAGGGATTGCTGGGCTTGATGCAAGCTCTGTGGCTAACCTAGCCTCTATTGTGGATCTGACAGTGTTTAGATCAATAGCAGCCATTAAATACCCCTCCTAATCTGTTTCATAACATATTGCTCAAGTTCTTTTCCTATGAGTTCTGGAAAACCTGCTACAGTTTTTTGTCTTGTTCTGTATCTGCCTCCCCATGATGGTGGTAGGTTTACACCAAAACATACAGGTTCTGCGTAAACAACATTATTAGTTACTGTTCCTTGAAACTTTTTAATATCTGTCTGCCATGCTGCTCTCAATCTTCCAGTATCAACAGGTGTTGCTTTTTTTACTCTTCTTGTCCACTCCAAAGTTGTAGCAGCTACTAAATCAACAACTAATTCTTCAAAAAAATCATCAATTTCAGTTAATTTTATTTGTCTTGCCATCTTTACCTCAAGATAAGATCAAAACTAACAGCAGTATTATTTTGCTCATTCGTTATTACTTGAATAATTTTAAATTCAACACTACTTATAACAACTCTGTCTTTTGTTGTAGGTACAAAGGTTAAATCTCCAGCAGATATTGTAAGTAACTTATCCTGTGATTCAATCAAATCATTAACCTGATTTCTTGAAACATTACTTAATGCACCTTTAATCGTTGTATCAGATGTAGATTCTGTTATAGCTCCAGTAGTGGTGTTATATGCCCCTGCTGTGACCTGTCTGATAGTAACATCACCTCCAAGTTTACCCAGAGTTTTTGATGCAGCTTTTTTTAGTGCATTAGCAAGACTCATAATGAATAAGCTATGACCTGACCACTTGCAAGAGTGATGCTTGTAATAACACCTTCAATTTCAGTTGACGATTTCATTTCAATTCCATTTATTGTTGAAGAACCATTCTCTGTTAAGTTCTCAGCAACTAAAGTCACCTCTGCATTTGATAAACAATGCACCTTGCCAAATCTGCCTGTGTGGGCATTTGTATCTGTAATAATTAACCCTGCTGGGTATTGGTAGCCGTAGTTCACTTTAAGACCTCTTGATTGATAAGTTTGCTCTTCCACCTATTCTAATACCCATCAAGTAATGATCAACTATCGGTGGAATACGATCAATACCTACAGCCCCAAAGAATCTTGGAGTTACATTTATATTTCCAATACTTACAGCAGCAAAGTCCTCAAGGCCGCTTAATTCCAGTCCGTTCCTATTGTTGTTAAGATATACAGCCAAGATGACCTGTGCGTGTTTTACCCTGTCTGGGATTTCAGTATCAAGGTAATAATCAGCAACTAATCTATTTGGAAAGCTTAATCCATACAAGTTGGTGTATGTATCAGGTTTCCTTACTCCTGATCTAGGCCACTCCAAAGCTTGAGTATCATCTACCCTTGCTCCTAAAAACTTCTCTCTATCTATCCTTTGGGCTGCTGTAAACAAAGCACGATTTTTATTGTCGTTGCTTGAGCCGTCCCAGGCGGCAGCGTCATCACTGAGAACTAAACCCTCAATAAATGTGTTTGCATCAGCAAGAGTTATATAAGTGTTTGCGTTAGCACCGCCAACAGTAGCATCAAGAGTTATCGCCATTGAGT